ATTGAGCGCATGTCTTGTCCTGCATTGGTTTCCAGTTCAGGTTCGTCGCGTTCTTCTCGCCACATTTCTTCGTTTTCTGCAATTTCTTCTTCGGTTAGCCCCAAGAAGCGTTGCAACAAGAATCTCTTGCTCATGTAAGGCAATGCTTCTAACTGTGTGAATGCACCAATACGTGTGGTATCCAGCTCGCTTTGACGGTAGCTGGCAAAGTTTTGAGGTGCATTAAACTTCAAATTAAACAGGCTAGAGTCTATGTTAAACCCACGCCATTTCATAAACATCTTGAATTCGTCGTCTAGTTTTTGCACAATTAGTGCTTGCAGTCGTTCACAGTACTGGTTGAATCTGTACTCTTGAATCAAGGCTGTGCCTACTTTGCCGTCGGTCATTGCACGGTCTGAATCGTCTGGTCCAGTGGGCAAATAACTGCTGGGCACACGCAGGCCACGGGCCATTTTGTTGTTGAAATATTTCAAATCATCAATTTCGCCCAGGTTCTGTCCGCCTTGCAGTGTGTCTACGCTAGATCCACGACCATCTGCACCTTGGGGAAAGAAATAATCTTCGTTTATCGAAAGTGGGTTGTATGACGCATCCATCATGTTGTTGCCACCGCCAGTCATGGTGGGAATTCGACGCTGATGCATTTCGTTTTTCACACGTTCCACAAACGCCATGGCCAGGTGTGATGGCATGTTGCCCACATCAATTTTGAAGATTCTGCGTTCTGGAGCACGGCTCACACGATAGATCAACACAGCATCTTCCAGCAGTTCTTTTTGTTTGAATACCTTGTAGATCTGTTCTAGTATGCTACGCCCAAATGGCCAGAAAACATCCAGGCCTTCGTTCAGGCTGATGTGTACCACGTGTTTGGCATCCAAGCAAACTTCATTCATGGCAGTCATAAATCTGCTGTTGCCCACGCCACCACCTGTGCCGCCGTTGGGCATGGTGTAGTTGGCGTTGCCTGATATTGTGCCTGTCACAGGATTGGTCATGTAGTCTGTGGTGGTCTTGGCTGCCACAGTCATGTTTTGGAAATTGGGATTGATGTCACGAATCACATACTGTTCAGGACGTTTGCCTTCTGATTCGTTCACAATCACACGGGCCACCTTGCTCATGTCCACCCACATCATTTCAAATGTTTCTGGGTCGCGCACAAACAATTGATCGCCATACTTGATGGTGTTGCGGAACAGTTTGAATATACGCTGGTCTAACTTGTTCAGCTTGATCCACTGTTGCAACTGTTTCTTGATGATTGACACTTCGTTGTCTGTGGGTTTTTCACGATAATCAACTTCAAACGGTGTACCGTTTTGTTCGTTCATTTGTGTGGAGAACTCAGCAATGATGTCTAAGCATGCATTGATCTCTGAGTCCATGTCCATGTTCTCGTACTGATTGTAGCGTTCGATACGATTGGGGTGTCCGGAGTAGACTTCGGGCAATCTTGACGCATAGTTGCGGAAGATAAAGTCTGCAGGCATACCTGTGTCTGATCCATCATTTTTGTTGTAGCCAGGAAGTCCATATTGATTCCTGCCTGAGATAGGGCTCATGACACCTGTGGTGTCTGCTACTTTGAAATACTTGCGCCAGCCGGGTTGTTTGGGTTCTGCCATAGTCTATTATTTATTGTCAGTTGCTGGCTACCTGTGCTAATCGCCCACTGGCTTTGGCAGTGACCTGCATGCTGCGGCGCATTTCTTCTAACAATCCTACCATTTGTTGTTGCAGTCCTGCATTGCCCTGGCTTTGCATTTGTTCTGCCAGTCGGTTGATACCGGACACCGCTGACTTGAATTCTTCACCCATGCTGTCTTTTATATTCTGCCCAAGTTGTTCTACTGTTTCTTTGTTGATGTCTAATTTGGGCATGTCGCCCAACAATGCTGCCTGACTGTCTGCCGATGTGGGCATGGCAAAGTTTTCCATTTTCTGGAGCATTTGTCCTTGGAGATCAATCATTGTTTTTTGCACAGTATCAGTGCTTGGCATGTCCGAAGACATATCTGCATAGGCTGCAGAAAAATCTTTATTGCCCCCTGACTTAGACGTGAGTTTCATTCCATTGGTAATGCTGTCAATTACCTTGAGCATTTCGCCTTGAGCATCCATCATTTTCTTTTGTGACTTTTCACCACTGACCATGTTGAACAACTTGGTCAAATCAGTGTTTTCATCTTTGTTGAGCACACGTTCACCCTTGTGTAACTGTGCAATGATGTCCTTGGGCTCAAACAGCGATCCAATTTCACCTGACGTGCCATGTGCTCTTTGGTTGCGTGGAGGTGGGAATAATGGGTCGTTCATGCCGGGCCGGCGTGGTGGGGGCGGAGTTTGATCAGGAATAACTATAGGCGGCACTGGTGGCTGGATTACTACCGGCAGGGGATTTTGTTCACTCCAAGGTGGCAGTTGTCGATTGTCAACTCTAGGATTGTTTGGACCAACAGGACCAGTTCTACTCTCACTCCCGTCAGGATTGGTACGTATAAATCTCCGATCCAGACGTTGGCTAGCATTTTCGGGCAAGTTGTCCATCACACCAACGCTTCTTGGACCAAATCTACTAGATTGGCGACCCACAACAACACCTTCTCCCAAAGTTTCTCCAATCTTCTTCATTAAATCAAGTATGTCTTTTTGCACAACCATCGAAGCATCTCTTAATATACCGGGCAATCCAGTTTGTATAAATGCCTGCGATGCCAACATAACTTCGTTCTGGGCTGCACGAAGTTCTGCTTGTTTTCCAACTTGCCCAGTTTTGTCTCCAATTTGAGCTGCTTGATTTTCTCGGGCCGCAGCAAGATTTTCTTGAAGACCACCGCGATTCAACATGGTTTCAGCCTTGGTCAATGATGAATACATTCCGCCCACGGATTTTCCAAACATGGCCAGTTCTTCTTGGCTTCTACTACTGCGAGCCATGCCTTTGAGCACTTGATCAAATCCTTTTTCAAACCCTTGTTGATCTCCTTGAAATTTGCCAGACTTTAATTGTTGTATCAATTGAAACATTTCTGGAGCCAATGACAACAATGCTTTTGATTCAGGAGTAGGTGCGCCACCACTCATCATGTCTTGCATACCTTTGAAAACGTCTTCACCTAGATCTTTTGTAAGAGTGGTCAACATCCCCAATTGCTTCATGGTATCACTACCTTCACCAAATTGGCGTCTTATTTTGTTTTCTGCTGCTAGAAACTTTTCGTTTCTTTGTGCTTCTTGCAAGGCCTGTTGTTGTTGTTTGCGACTGAGTCCAGTCACTTTGGTCAGTGCATCTTGTTGTAGTATCAATTCATAAGCACTTTTGCCCAACTGGCTGAAATCAGTGATAGTACCTCGACTGATTTTGGCTTGCATTTTGGCATACTCTAATATGGCTTCGGCCTGTGCGTCTTGGTCCAGTCCCAGTTTGCGAAATGACTCGTTGTAACCAGCCATACTGCGGCCAAGTTCAGCAAATTGTTGACGCCCTTTGAGCACCGTACCGCCCATCATAGCCATGGCATCAGCATTTTGTCCGGCCATTGACAAATATTTGTCAAGTTGGGTAACATTCAATCCCAGTTTTTGTATGTCGTTGAACAGTCCCTCAATGCCGTCTGCACCCACAGCACCACTTTCGGCCAATTGGCTGAATGCCGAATACATGGTGTCTGCTTGCTCTTTTGAAGTTGCGGCCAAATCCTCAGCAGTTTTTAAAGCATACACACCCAATGCAGTCAATCCAGCGGTCACTGCTTTTACTACAGGACCACCAGGCATCAACAGACTCAGTCCAACAGCAAGCGTTGACACTGCATCGGTCATTTTGCTCATTGAATTGTTGAATACTGCGGCGCCCTGTTCGCCACGATACATGGCCTTGGTATAGTCGCCCACAGCATCAGCCAGATTGCCCATGACGCTGGTGGCCATCTGAACTTTAAATCCAAAGTTTTGTATACCAGTTTGTGCTTCTAACAGTCGTTGACTGGTTTCAGGCAAAATATACCCAAACCGGCGCATCTGTTCGTTTACTTCTTCTGTGATCCTTGCGAGATTTTCTTCTGGCGTCATGGTGTTGTACCTATAAGTAGAACTATATTTATAGGTATCAAAATGACCCAAACCTCCAATCCGTTACGACAATTTTTTAGACAACCTGCAATCTATCTAAAATTGCCCAGTGCTGGACGATATTGGCCAGCAGCCTCGTTGGACTTGCCCGCCAATGGAGAGTTACCGATATATCCCATGACTGCCATTGATGAAATAACATATCGCACACCAGATGCCTTGTTCAACGGACAAGCAGTGATCACTGTGATACAGAGTTGTGTGCCTGCTATCAAAAATGCCTGGCATGTGCCCAATATTGATCTCAGCCCATTGTTGATAGCCATACGCATTGCCAGCCAAGGACACGAAATGGGATTAAATACTGTGTGTCCGTCATGCAGCCATGAAGAAGAATATGCGCTGGATCTACGTACAGTGTTAGATCAACTTCGAGTTCCAAATTTTGCCGAAACTGTCAACTATGGCGACTTAGAAATTGTGTTTAAACCAGTCACGTACGAACAACAAAATCAAAGTAGTATTGCACAATTTGAGCAACAAAAGATTTTGTCTACGCTGCCAACTTCAGAGTTGCCTGAAGAAGAAAAAATGAGTCGACTGACTCAGGCATTGAAAATCATTACTGATCTAACTATAAACATCATATGCCAAAGCATTGCAATTATCAAAACTCCCAGTGCTGCGGTGTCCGACTCGGTACAGATTGAAGAATTTTTAAGAAATTGTGAAAGCAAGATCTACAATCAAATACGAGAACATGTGGTGTCTCTAAGACAACAAAGTGATATACCGCCATTGAAAATCAAATGCACCGAGTGTGATCACGAGTATGAACAAGCACTAGACTTGGACATTGCAAATTTTTTCGCATCCGCCTCCTAGTCTCTTCTCCTGAGCAAATCAGTTCATATGTAGACCGCTTAGATCAGGAGGCTGGACAAATCAGGGCAGAAAGTCTTAGATTGTCTTGGTACATGCGCGGAGGCGCCAGTTATAATGATGTCATGCAAATGAGCGCCGCAGAACGAAAACTAATCAGCGAACTTGCCAAAGAAAATATTGAGACCACAAAGAAATCTAACTTACCGTATTTTTAAATGGATATTGAAACTGTCACTGCTGATATATTAACCTGGAGTGAGAACTTTGTAGAAGTTCCGCATCCTGCTCTGGGAGGGTGGCCTCCATGTCCGTTTGCACGACAAGCCAGATTGAATAAGACCATACAAGTGTTGACCGGTGTTGATCCTTACTTTGATCTACGCAACAGATCAAGATGGGGCATGGGTGCATATGAAGTTATCGTGTATGCTTATGATCCTGCGGAGTGGCCTTATGCTCGCTTTCACTCCTCAATTGAATCAGCAAACACAGAGTTTTTGTTGACACGTGACATACTTGCCTTGGAAGATCATCCTGACAGTGTAGAAGATGTCAACGGGGTCATAATGAATCAAGGCAAGTATGCTCTGGTGTTGGTGCAAAGTCTCAGCAAGCTAAACACAGCCGCTAAACAAATGGGCACAAAAGGCTTTTATCACACCTGGCCAGAAGAATACTTGACTGGATTGTTCAATCATAGACAGGATCCCAGATGAGCGGTTATCAGTTTGCAAGAATAGATTTGAGCAAAACCAACTATAGCATTGGTATAGAATGGATGTACATGACTGATCCAGACATACCTGCGCTGAATGCCATCTATCGTGATTACTGCGTTCACAAAAAGTTTGCGTCAGTGATGCCTATATTTGACAGCAAATACACTGACCCCATGACTGATGTGATTGGATATTATGACAAAGCCAAGTTAGTAGCGTTTTCACTTATCCGACGCTACGACGAACACAATGCCTTGTGCGATCAATTTGCATGGACTTATCACAATCCCAAACTGCGCATGGGTATAGAAACAATGAAAACAGAATGTGCCATATACAAAGCACGGGGGTTCAAATACCTGTATCTTGAACAAGCACATTTATACAAATCAGAAATAGACGGATTTGAAATACTAGGACCACTGGAGTAAACATGGATTTATATACAATTTGGGCAGACAAAGAAGGTGACATCTCAGACCTTGATTGGGTCAATGGAATGAAAAGTTTCTTTGATCATTTGATCGTTGAGGGCAAAATGGAAACCTATAGAATCACACGTTGCAAGATGGGATTCCGTAGCATTGCTGACATGCCTGAATGGATGATCATCATGGAGTTCCAAGACATGGGACAAATGGATAGTGCATTCAAACGTGTTGCCCCACTCAAAGGCGATCTTGAAACAAAACACAAAAGTTTCAATCAGTTTGTGAGTGGAAACATTCAACATGCATTGTTTAGAGATTGGCCAGATACCAACTTAGACAATTAAAGATGTACTGCGTACATCTGTTGATTTCACTTCGTTCATCAACTGATTGTCTTCTAAGTATCATCTAGATACTGTGGTCATAATTCACCGTATGCACGGTGAATTGACGGCATCATCTGAGTGACCGCAGTCATCTATTTTAAAGAGATTGTTGTTTCCAACACGGAGGCGGTTGACCGGTACCCCCTACTCTAGCTTCACATGTCAACGGAACCCTAGTGACCCGAAATAGATCCAAGTTCTAAGAGCACGGGTTGTATCTTTTTCACATTGCCCGAATCGTTTGCTGCCTTAAGTTAGTAGCTGTTCTTTGACGCCCAAGTCCAGACCGGGTATTGCACCGTTCCTCAATGGGGCTGAGTCATAACACTCAACACAGAGTCGTGATTAAAGTTTGTCTTTGATGTGTGAGCCATGTACACGTACTTGTATATGGCCGTTGTAATAATCTGCTGATTCCAATACTCGTCTACTGAATTGCTCGCGTGCCTCAATATAACTGCACTCACTTTTGCTTTTGCAATAGTAAAGTATTTCTCTGGAGAAGTTTTCGGTGCCTAGTTTGATTACGTCTGCGGTTAATTCTGGGCTTGACCCGTAGTACTCACGCCAATCTGAATCGATCTTGGTGCGTATCTTCTTCCGCTTTTTGATGCCGTTCTTTTGTTTTACTGTCTTGTACGTTGTTTTACTAAATTTCGCTAATTTTTTGCCTATGTACTTGCGTCCAGATAGATTATTTGTGATCTGATAAACAAATCCCACACATTCTTCAGGCAGTGTCTCAACTGGGGTGTCTTGATAAAGCCATGTCATGTGTGTTCGGGAATTGCCTTTCGTGTTATAGTTATGCCTTGTGTTCAAAGTTCACGTAAAAAGTTGCCTCTTCTACCACAGTGTTTGGGGACACTTCAGTAGCGTATCGTATAAAATTGCTGATATCTGTTAATACTATGCCGTTGCCTGTCCAATTAGGGCGACTACGGCTTAATTCTGTATCCAAGCGATCTGGTGTGATCAGCGTGGTTCTAAACTGCACTAAATTTTGTTTGAATGACTGGGTGCCTTGCCGGCTGGCATGTGCCAGTGCTGTTTTGGCCACACGGTATGTTTCAAACCTAGGTTCAGCGGCAACAACATGTTTTTCGCCCACTGAACCAATGTTGAAAATATGTCCGCTCTTGCCGGCATCTTTCCACTTGTCGTACACAGCCATGTACAAATTTGTTTGCGCAAAGTTAGCCCAGGCCTCTTGCGGAGGACCATCAAATGCATTATTCACAAACACATCATAATTCAAACTTTGTTGAGCAATCAGCTTGACTGCTTGTTCGTTGGTAATGTCCAAGTTTGTGGCTCTGCTTACGCTGTCTGCACCAAACACATCCACTAGGTGCTTGCCCAGTCCTCGATTACCGCCTGTTATTAACATTTTCATCGTGATTGATCCCATACTTTTGTAAATTTTTCACCACAGGTCATTGCGCATTCAAATAGTCTGTTGTGGTTGTTGAATGATTCTACTAGATCTTGCCAAAACTCATTGGCAAATATTTCTGGCAATGTCTTGTTGTGTATGTTTAGATTGTTTAATCCATAACGTTCTAAAAATTCACGCACTTGGTTTTTACCGCTCACTGTGCTCAATGAGTTTGCATCAGGCAATGTGCCATCTCTAAATCTTGCATCATACAAATTGTGATTGAAAAAATTACAAGGCAACACCACGCCTTCGGCATTAACAGCAACTTTTTTTCCAGCCAGTGCATCACATTGTATCGGTGTAGAGTCAAAATATTCTTTGATATTGATATATTTTTTCTTTAACTCAGGCAGGTATTGCATACTATGATTTTGATATTTTTCATTGCTGGGTGGCTCCAACACATAATCAGCACCAGCCACAGGCCACGAATTCATTTCAGTCATAGTGTTATGATTTAAAAATCTTCCAGTCTTTCTAATCAAAACATTGTGAAAGCCAAGTGCTCGACTATACTGCTTGATTAGATCAACTTGATATTCATTGTGTTTAAAAACAATAAAGTTCCATTGTGCTCGTCCGCCTGCATTGATAAATGCTCGCGCATTGTCGATGACTTTGCTGTATTTTACATTCTTTCTATACAGATGTAAAGTGTCTGCCAGCCCATCAATACCAAAGTCTATCTGACCGTAGCCGTTCATGATAGCAGCTATTTCTGCCCAGTACTCAGGGTCATGCACTCCTCCATTGGTGTGTATGTACAACCACAAGGTAGGGCTCTTGCGCCTAAAGTCACGCAAGATGTCCAAGAAATCTGGATGCATTATGGGATCACCGTAACTGCCACAGAAAAACACTTGTCGTAACTGTTGACACAATTCAGTGCTGAATGCTTGATCAATTGTCACACGTGGCAAGTGAGTGAGTGGCATGTAGGGATTGATGCCTGTTCCCAAGTTATTGCGAGGGCACTGAGGACAGGCTGCATTACAATATGTTGTAATCTCAATTTGATATTCAGTGATACTGTTGTAATCAAACATCGGGCAAATTCTCAAATATATTTTTGATTTCTTGGAGCACCTGATGATTGGTTTTAAAAATAGTATTGCCCAATTGTGGACCTGGGCGCCTGATGTCAATCAACCATTTCAATGCAGGAGTTGCAAACTCTAGCACCCATGTGCCATTGTGCCCCAGATACAAATTGGGACATATTGAATACGGTTCGTTGTCGGCTTTGTGCATGTACACAGGAAAAAACTTACCCAACCATAATTCATTGGTCAACGGGGTATGGTCTAAGTGTATTCCAACTATTTCTATGTGTTTGTCTATGGCAATACTGCCATCTGAGTTTAACACATGGTCATGCACAGTTTTGCCATGGTGTGTTATTTTTAATTCGTGATTGCCGTCAGTCAGCGGCACGTCAAATTCCAAATTGTCCTGTGCAATGCCATCATACAACAACATGTAGTCGTCAATGGTGACCTTGATCAAAGGATCGCCCAGTCTTCGTTCTACAGCAAAATTCAATTGAATTTTCAATGCACCAACTCCTGAATTCTAGCCAAGCGTTCTTGATACTTGTCCATCAGCGTCTTGAGTTGATCATCGCCTTTCCAGAATGTGTATCCCAACTGTTCACAATGTTCTTGTACCTGTATCCTGCGCATGATACGTTTTTTATATGTTAATTCAGGATTGGTTGTACACATCCAATCTGCACCTTGCGGCTGCTGATTGTTGATGCCAATTATGTTCAGTGTATTGGGCTGATCAAACATGGGTGTGCCTTGCTCTATGGTCAGTGTGGTACCTAAGTTGACACCAATGATGGTACCATCTGCTACAAATCGTTGATACTTGGTCAGCAGGTCCAACGATGCCTGATGGTCCTCTTCGGTCTCTGTAGGAAACCCAGTGATCATTAAAAAATAAACCTGCATTTTGTTTTTGCTGTACTGTGCCATGTTGTAGTCAAGATCGGCTATGGTAAAATCTTTGCGCATGTCAGCCAGCACTCGATCACTGCCACTCTCGATACCCAATACCATGGTCTCTGCACCTGCTCGTGCCATGTGTTCAAAATCTATAGGTTTCATAGCACCGGGTCTACGCACAATAGCATGACTGCTGTAGGCAAAATGCCTGTCAGGAAGATTGTGAGATTCATAATAGTCTATCAATGTTCGATTGAACTGTCGAAAATCTTTCATGCTACCATTGCACAATGCATCGTGAAAAAAGAAATCTCTCACCCCGTATTGTTCATAGTAGTGAATCATTTCATTGGCCAGTTGTGATCCTGATTTGACTCGGAATCCGCCATGTATAGTAGGAATATCACAAAACACACATTTTCTAATACAACCTCTAGAACTTTCTATTGGTAGCACACCATGTTTACTGCCATTTTTATATGACTGTATGTTGAAATCGCTAAAATCCATCACAGGCTGGTCGGCAATGTTGCTACGTTCGGCAAAAAAATCAGTATCTATTCCGGCCACATTGTAGTTGCCTTGTATGATTGCTGGTATAGTAGTTTCGGCCTCACCGCGTATCCAATGATCAATCAAGCCAAGTTGCTTGAGATAATGTGCAAAAGTTGGACGATCTGCAAAACTTCCATTTTCCTCACGTATGAGTCCTTGGCCGCCTATGATAACTTCACAAATATACTGTGTTCTAAATTTTTCTAAGAATTTTTCAGTGAATCGTTGTGCTTGCCAACTGAACACACTGATCAACAATTGTTTGGGTTGATATGCAGAAATTAATTCAATCCAGTGTTGAATAAGCTGATCAAATTCTATTTGAGCACTTACACTGAGTTGTTTGTTTTTGATAAACAAGTGCTCATCAATTTCATTCCATAACACAGGATCACACTGTTGTTGAAATCTTGTGAAATAATCTAAATTTATATCTAGACATTTGCTGGATACGCCATGCTTGTTGAATATTTGTTTAATAATAGCAGGAGCAGCCGCAGGACGAACCGCAGCTTTTCTTGGTACTGTTAAAATTATTGCATGAATCATATTAATTAAGAAATGTCTACATCCGTGTTATAACTGGTAAAACCGTTTTCTTTGACAACTTTTAAAATATTTTCCACTCGTCCTGCAAGTTCATCTCTATGGCTTACAAGCCATATACTCTTGTGGCGTTCACGAGTCATCTTCTTCAACAGCGCCAAACTGGCTT